CCAGAGCTGCGTAGCCAGCCAGGATCGATGGTTCATGACCTGCAGTACCTGCCCTAAATTCCGAAAACGAGGAACGAGACAAGGACGATCAGGCCAAGAACCAATTTGGGAAAGGCTAATAGGAACAAAATTCCTAAAAGCAAATACATATTTCCCTAAGCTTCCTCCACATCAAACGTTCCTCCTTCGCCATTACCAACCTTCCAGGACTTGGTATCCCAACCACTGTCCTCAAGGTCTTCGCGAGCTTTTTCCAAAGCTGCATCCGGAGATTTGGCTTTAAAGACTTTTTCGAAAACGCTATGCTCTGAATAGTAAACGAGATATTTTTTCATCTTACTCATCATCCTTCTCCAGAATTTCTACCGCTTGACGGTCGACCACCTCTTCATGCTCAACGTCACCCGGAAGTTCCCATTCCCCATAGTTAGCCTTCTCCAGTGCAGCCTCATCTGAGTCAGCTTCAACAGAGACATGTCGTGCTACGAGATCCGAGACCAAAACCATATACCTCATGTTACACCTCCCCCAATATTTCTTTGGCATGTTTGTCCCCGCCGGCTGCATCCTTCTGGATCATCTCCTTCATCTCTTGATGCTCACGCTCGCAGTAATCGTGCGCGAGGATCTCGACGGCTTGCCATACCATCGCATTCTTGAAGACATCGTTTGTGGTAACATAACTTTTGCTTGGAGAATATCCAGCAAAAAGATCTAGCGCCGATTGCCATCCCATGTCTTCGGCATACTCCTGACAAAGCTCAAAGATCTCATCCCCATGGATATCATACAGTTCACAAGTGTCCTTGTAATAAGTCAGTCCAGGGAAACCGCTGACGCAGCCATGCATGGCTACTTCGTCTGCAGCTAGTCCTGAGTCGGGATCATCAAACCGAGAATTAATTAATTCTCGGAATGAAATTTTTTCTGCTGTGTTGTGCTTATTGATTGCTTGGTTGTCCATGTGTGATGCCCTCCTTATCGGTTTTGTATTTTATCATTTGACTTAAATGTAGATGTTTCAGTATCTGTGGTGAGTTATCCAATTTTCCAACACCTTTCTTCTGATCACCCTGTGTGATCCGCACCCACATCTTTTCGTGTTTGTTTTTATTCTTAAACCATACATACACGTAGTCCCGCATCTTTCTTTGCAGTTCAAGTTTCTTGATCGTGAAGTAGGTTTCTTTTCCGTGTTCAGGGCATGACCATATCATATTCTCAGCCTGCTCCCATTTGTCTGTCTTTGACAGTTTAGGCATAAGTTACTCCTTGTTAGTTGTTTAGTTGTTCTACATATAAGACTAGTTGGGACATTCGTCAAGTCCTTTTTTAAAAAAATTCTTCCAACCAAAGTGCCATCAGGAAACTTCTGGCGTCCCAGCTCCTTTCTTCTGTAAGAAAGATAGGTAGATATTTAGCTTCAAACGAGAACGAGAGCTGAAGGAGACTGGTGCCAGCTGCTTCTGGGACCGGTGATCCTGATTAGTTATATAGGAAAAACGAGAACGAGAGCGAGAAACGACGACGAGAGCTGACGGATCACGCTGCATCGCCAGTTCCTTCGGAGTTAGCCTAGCAGCATAAATAATAAATAACAAACGAGAAACGAGATCCTCTGACGCTGCCTGGCCATCCCAGCTTCTGATGCAGTTACCGGGATCCGGTAAGGTTTAATAAGGAAACGAGAAACGACGACGGGAGATCCTTCAACGAGATTACCGTATCGGGAACCAGGGTTCGTGGATCAGTGAACACGGTGCGAGGCCTGTAGAGTTTAAGGACGCTCTCCGAGAGGGGTCTATTGCAGATAATGACAATGCCACCATGTTTAATATAGTTGTTTATCCAAGCAATTTGCCATTTAGATAGGGGCGGATACTTGCTGGGGCTTGCTTTCAATTCTAACCAAAATGCAGTGCCTTGATGACAGCAATGTACGTCGGGTATTCCGTTAACAGTTCTACTTTCTATTCTTGTGAAATGTAAATTTTTCAAGCATTTTTTGAGGCGTTGCCACAACAGAGCTTCTGGAGTTCTTGCTACCATTCTTGCTCTTTAAACCTTTTTTTATTAACGTCAAGATTTTAGGATTGTCACGGAAGATTTGGCATAATTGATTGCTTAAAATGTTCACCACATTCTCCTCTATCTTGTCGTCTTCAAGAGCAGCTCCATCATCTTTCAAACCACCATACCACACAGCAGCGTGTACTATTTCATGCAAAAGTGTATTAGCTAACGCAGTATTAGATTGGTCATCTGCTAATGTAATCGTAGCATCTTTGGACTCAAACATTCCAAAGTTTTCATCTTTGAATTTAGCATCGCTGGAAACAACCAACGACACATCTTCAAAACTAATCTTTATCTTCTTCGGTAGTGACTTTAATAGTTCCGACATTTGTACTTATATTGCCACCATGCACTCTATGAAACTCTGCCCAAAAATTATCTTCAGTCAACTTGCTCAACTTCGATCGTCTTCGCATTGTGACCGTCGATTTTTTTCGAGAGCTCTTCAAGTTTTTTCTCGAGTTCATCGCGACTCATCCCTTCCATTCCTGTTACGGTTATTTGTTTTTGATCTACAAATAGATTTGCTATTTGCCCAGAGCGATACTCAGCATTAATCGCAGCAGCGAATTGTTCTTTCTTCATTGCTGCATTTGCCATGTATTCGAATCTTTTATGACGTCTTAATTTATCAGAATATTTCTTTTCTTCTTGCTCTTTCAATTTGTCTATCAACATACAAACATGCGGACTAATTTTACGATTAGTAAGTCTTGAACCAATAGCAGCAGCAGTTGTATCAGTCATCTCTTTGTCTTTAGTTCCAAAAACTTCTTTGACGATTGCAGTCTTTGACATCGTTCCCCAGTTTTCAATATACATCTTCACAAACATTTCTTGTTTGGGAGTTACATCATCAATCGTTAATAAGTGTCTTGCTTTAGGCATTATACCAAGCCACCATACTTGAATTTCTTTTTCCAGCCAACAAAAAATTGTGGCTTGCTAGAACCTTTCCAACTTTCAGATCCTCCTGGGAAATTTACTTTGCCCATATCAAAAGATTTAGCAACATCGAAAGATATTTCACTACCACCTTCTGTAGTATATGTTGCCCCAATTTTGCCGTAAGCAGATTTAGCATCCACATCAACTCCTTTTGCAGGTTTAGATGAAGTTGTTCTACCTTGTGCAGATACATTGAATTTTACTTTACCGCCTGAATTAAATTTTCTAGATTTTACGTCTTTTAAATTCTTTTTAGGTAAAATTACATTGCAGTCAGTTCCTTGACAATGTTTTTTTCCGTAAACCTTGTCGTGTAATTTTCTGCCAATGTTATAATCTTTTTCTGTAACATTTACTGTTTTTAAAGTTCTTTGACCTTTTTCACTTCCTGTAAAATGTTTTACATAATTTTTATCAGGATTAAACCAACGACCAGCAGTTTTACCCATACCAGTAGTGTTAGCCTTACTTTCACCTCTATAGAGCTTAATAAGTTTTTCACCACCTTTGAGTAATACTTTTAATCCACTCATAAAATTTCCTTATATAGATTTTTACAACAACTATATACTACTCAAGTAGTTTTCAAAAGTCGGCCCCATAAGAATAGTGTTAGAGGTACGTTATTAGTGTACCTAGGTACATTAGCAGGTACATGTAAAAAAGTACTTAAGTAATTGATATTATTATATTATTCGTTAGAGGTACGTTAGGTACACTATATTCTGGTTTGTTTTTATTTTTTTTATTTCTGTCGTAATAATCTATATAGAAGAAAAAATTTGACAATTCTGACGCACTTTGATAAACAAGTATTGGCAATCGAAATCCTTTTTTGTTTTCATAATCGATTGCCTCTTTCCTTTCAACAAATGGAGATTATTATGACATGGATTCGGAGGCTTAGCCTCCATTTTGTGTCCAACCCCTTGACGAATACCACATCTAGTACTATATAGGATATTGTTTAGTTAAATCGACAAGAAGTCGATGCTCTTTGTTAGAGATATAGATAGCCCTTGTTCCTTTCAGCAAGGGCTATTTTTTTAGTTCCTCTATCTTTTTCTTGACCCA